TTAAAGGCCGGTGGCTGGTCGCGTGACCAGAACTGGTACAGTTATTATGGCGAACGAAACAGTCGTTATGATCGTGATGTTGCTCGCCCATACTGGATCACATTCCGCAACGAAGCAGACTTAACTTTAGTACTACTTTCTGCAGACTTGACCAAATAATTACGATGTGCTATAATTACACAATATACAAACAGGAGTCTGCATGACAGTAGCTACCAAACCCATCAAGCCCTTGAACCCACGTAGTCCCGATACCAATGCCATGGGCATGGAGCCAACATGGAAAACTCAGCCCACAGACAATCGGATCAGCGCCTTGAGCAAGGCGTTTTCGTGGTACAACTATTTTTATGGCAAAAAAGATGCCCGAGAAATGATTGTAAACTATCTTGAACTGCACAGTCGCAAGAGTGATGTTCGATTGCTTCGCGGGGTGCCGGATTCTGGTATACGTCTTACCACCGGCTGGTTGTGTCGCATGAGCATGATGGGACTAGAGTTAACCGAACATGAGCAAAGCAAACTAGATAACTTGTTGAAAGAATTGCTGGAAACCAAGCAAATAGAAGTAGAAGTTGAAGCAGTAGAAGATACTGTTCCACGGATTACCATTCAAGATCGTCTACGAGAAAAAGTTAGCGAGTGTGCCGGTGAACTAGAAGCGTTATTTGATGACTTCATTGCGTCAGGTGCAAAGATGTCGGCAGACTACAAACCAATCATGACCATTCGTGGCATGAATGTGGCACCACAAATGGTGAGCAACATTGCTGACATTTGGAAAAAGAAACAGTCTGAATTTGAAGAAGTGGTCAAAGGCAAAGATGCTCAACTAGTTGAAGCTTACAGTCACTTGACAAAAATTCAAATGCGTAATGTTCTCAAATTTTGTGAGACAGTGATCAACGACTGCGGTACCTATGTACAGATTAAAAAGGTTGAGCGTAAACCACGTGCCAAAAAAGCAGTGAGCCCAGAGAAACAAGCTAGCAAATTCAAGTTTCTCAAAGACTTTCCAGAACTCAAACTAACAAGTTTGCCAGCGACTGCACTGGTTAACAAAGCAGAGGCTTGGTTGTATGATACCAAGAAACGCAAGCTTATCCATATAGTAGCGGATGAGTACACTAAAGAGTTTACAATTAAGAGTAACTCTATTATTGGGTTTAGCACAGCCGAGACCACACAAAAAACATTGCGTAAACCAGCAGAACAGCTAAAGGCTATTACTGGGGCTGGAAAACCGGCGGCACGTAAGTTCTTTAAAGATATTAAAGCCACAGAAGTGGCCTGGAACGGCCGGGGTACCGAGAATATCATCATTCTTAAAAGTTGGTAAATAGAAGGAACGGAGTTCCCTAATGGCTGACCAAACACTAGATCCACTTAAAAAACAACTAATTGAGTACGTACAGTTACAACTGGGCGATCAAATTGTTGACATTGAGCTAGATCCCTCACACTACGAAGCGGCATATCAAAAAACAATAGGCACTTATCGCCAACGTGCACAAAACGCCTATGAAGAAAGCTACAGTTTTATGGAACTGCTTGACGGCGTCAATGAGTATGTGATGCCACAGGAAGTTGTAACTGTGCGTCAAATTTTTAGACGCACAATTGGACTAGGCACAGGCGGCGGAGGCGGAAGCTTTGATCCGTTTGGTGCTGCCACATTAAATGTATATTTGTTGAATTTCAACCAATCTGGTGGTGGCTTGGCCACATATGATTTCTATCAACAATATGTTGAATTGGCAGCTCGTATGTTTGGCGGTTATATCAATTACACGTTCAATCCTGTTACTAAAAAATTACAACTAATCCGCGACCCACGCGGCACTGGCGAAGTGGTGTTGCTGTGGACATACAATCTGCGTCCAGAAATTGTGTTGTTAAGCGATTTTCAAATTAGTCAATGGATACGTGACTACATGGTGGCAGCCTGCAAGATGATCATTGGCGAAGCACGTGAAAAGTTTGGCACTATAGCAGGGCCTCAAGGTGGTGGTACCCTAAACGGTGCCGCAATGAAAGCTGAGGCTCAAACACAAATGGACAAGTGTATTGAAGATCTCAAGCTCTATGTTGATGGAAGCCAGCCACTCACGCTGGTAATTGGCTAAACACCACAAGACAAATGTAAAAAATTCTGTTATACTTGCAGTATGGCAGACTTAATGATAGACATCGAGGGACTGGGAACAGGGCCCGACACCACAATCCTAACCATAGCGGCGCAGAGTTTTGACCCGCTGGGGTCTGGCTATTTCAACAAGCATTATTATGCTAGGATCACATTGGAGAGCCAAGAAAATCGTAGCATTCAACAGGACACAATCGAGTGGTGGGCATCACAGCCAGCAGAAGCTAGAGATGAAGCGTTTGGTGAAACTGATCGTATCCCACTAGACCAAGCTCTTGACGAGTTGGCAAAATTTATCTGGCAGAGCAAACGCATATGGGCAAACGGTCCCACATACGACATGAACATTATTGAACATGCGTATAAAAGCTTTGGTAAACCCATTCCCTGGCAGTTTTATGTAGTACGCGATGCTAGAACTGTGTACAGCTTGTACCCAAGCCTGCCCAAACCACCCACTAGCCACCATGCATTGGAAGATTGCCGTCGTCAGATTGACCTGTTGCAAGTGACACTCAAACAATTAAACATAACACAACTGGTATGAATATATTTTTAGACATGGACGATGTTGTTGCCGACTGGATGGCTCATGCAAAAAATGTGCTAAACATGGATTGGGAACCCGGTGAGCGTATTCCCCAAACAGATTGGGACAAGCTCAAAAACAATGAGAGATTTTACCTTGAGTTGCCATTAAAAACTGGGGCAATTGATTTGGTTGTGTACTGCACAGAGCTGACAAAAAGCACAGGCGGAACTTTGCAGTTCTTGAGTGCATTACCACATGACTACTCAATGCCATATGCCGCACAAGATAAAGTATGGTGGGCCAACCGTTATTTTCCAGGCGTGCCTGTATTTTTAGGCCCGTTTAGCCATGACAAGTGGCGTCACTGCAAGCATCCTAGCGATATACTAATTGATGATAGATCCAGCAATTGCAACGAATGGATCTCGGCTGGCGGGCAAGCCCATGTTTATCGCAACTGGACAACATGTAAAACTTGGTTTGAAGGAGTGTTAAAATGATTATAGGTGTATGCGGATTCATTGGCAGCGGCAAAGATACCATTGCTGATTATCTAACAAACGTTCATGAGTTTCGACGAGAAAGTTTTGCCAACACTCTCAAAGATGCAGTGGCACAGGTGTTTGGTTGGGATAGGACCATGCTAGAAGGCCGCACAAAACAAGCCCGTGAATGGCGTGAACAAGTGGACACCTGGTGGGCCGACCGACTAAACATGCCTGATTTAACTCCTAGATTGATGCTACAATTATGGGGCACTGAAGTATGCCGCAAAGGTTTTCATGATGACATATGGATTGCCAGCCTAGAAAACAAACTGCGTACCAGTAGTGATAATATTGTAATTAGCGACTGCAGATTTCCAAACGAAATCAAATCAATAAAAAACGCTGGCGGCGCTGTTATCAGGGTAACACGTGGCCCAGAGCCAGACTGGTATGATCATGCAATCAATTTCAATGCCGGCGAAAAGCGTCTAGGCTGGTCAATAGGTAAAAATTACCTGGCTAGAAACGGTGTGCATGCTAGTGAATACAGTTGGGTTGGTACAGATTTTGATGCTGTTATTGACAACAACAATACCATGGACCACTTGTATTCACAAGTCAATGATCTGGTTCTACGTCTCCAGGGCGCCAGGTCAAATCAAGTCGGGTAACTTCAACTGCACAATTTAGGCACACAGTTTTGAGATTGCGGAGGTCTACATTATTCAAGTCTCCGTCAATGTGAAACACCATGAGTTGAGCACTGATCCTAGATTTAAACCCACACCGATCGCACTTGATTTTTTTCTTATAACCTGAAGTTTTCCATCTGGGTGCCAATGCTGGCAAAGCTTTTCCACGGCGTATACAGGTAGTACATCTTGATCGATAATACTTTTTATCGTTATGATATCCGTTGACGGCTGCAAAATTCTTGCCGCAAGCTTTGCATAAGGGTCGCATGTGTTATTTATTGATGTAAACCTTAATTAAGGTCCTGCAATCAGCCTTCTTTTGATGTTTTTGATAAATATCATTAACAATTTTTAGAAGGATGCAATCATGGCACTAGTATCTCCAGGCGTAGAAGTAACAGTAGTTGACGAGTCGAATTATATTCCAGCGTCAACTAACTCAGTCCCTTACATTTTAATAGCGACTGCCCAAAACAAGGTATCTGGTACAGGTGCCGGCGTTGCAGCAGGCACATTAAAAGTAAATGCAGGCAAGGTTTATACCATTACAAGTCAACGCGATTTGGCAGCAACATTTGGCAATCCGTTCTTTTACAAGACGGCAGCCGGCACACCAATCAATGGTTACGAACTAAACGAATACGGACTATTGGCAGCAAACTCTGTGCTGGGAATTAGCAACCGTGCTTACGTTCAGCGAGCCGACATTGATTTGTCCGAGTTAACAGCTAGTTTGACACGTCCAACTGGTTCTCCTACAAATGGTACTTATTGGTTAGACACAGGTATTACATCTTGGGGTATTTTCCAGTGGAATCAGTCAACTGGTGCATTTAGTACCAAGACTCCTATTGTTATTACAGATCCAACTCAAGTTACTGGTAGTGTTCCAAACTCCAGCATTGGCAGCATTGGTGATTATGCAGTTGTTACAACAAATGCAAACGACCCAGTGTATTACAAGAATGAAAGCAACCAATGGGTAATAGTTGGTGGCGATGACTGGAAATCAAGTTGGCCCACAGTGCAGGGCACAGTGTCGTTGACTGGTGTCACGCTAACTGCTGGCAATACTCTAGTGATTAACGGAACCAGCGTAGCAGTTCCAGCAGGCCCAAATAACAACGCAACAGGTCTAGCAAACGCAATCAATGCAGTACCAATTGCTGGTGTAACTTCAGCAGTTGACTCAAGTGGTCGCTTGGTAATATATGCCAATAGCACTGCAACTGCTGATGGCTCTACAGCCGATGGTGGCGTTGTGCATATTGAAAGCAGTAGTACTGCAGGACTATTAACTGCAATCGGCTTTACTGCACAATCATATTGCGCACCTGCTTTGCAACAAAGTGCAAACTTCACTGTACCGCGCTGGCGCACTACAGACACTGACCCTCGTCCTACTGGATCAGTGTGGAACATGATAACTGCGGTTAATCAAGGTGCCAATATTGTAGTCAAGCGTTATGATGCAGCACTGGGTGCATTTGTCACACAAAACTCACCAATTTATGAAAACGATCAAAGCGCAAACAAAGCACTTGATCCAAGTGGTGGCGGCAAAAACATTGTGGCCGGAGCATTGTACGTTCAGTACAATTCTGATCCAGAAATAAATGCCGATGATGTGTACAACAATACTCTTACACTCAAAGTTTTTGAACGTGCAACAACCGGCGCAACAATTGTTTCTGGTGCAACAGTTGATCCAACATTTGTCAACGGTAATCAGTTCAGTATTTCTGCTAGTGCTGTCAACAGCAACACATTAACAACACCAGTAACAGCTACAATTTCTGGAACTACTCCAGCTGCTTTTGTGGCAGCAGTTTCTGCAGCCGGTGTTCCTTTTGTGTCAGCAGCAGTAACAGCCGAAGGCACTATTTCGTTCACACACAGTCAAGGTGGCGTCATTGTATTGACCAACGTAACTGGCACTCCAGTAGCGTCAGCTGGGTTTACTACCAGTATTGAGGAAGTCAAGGCTGGTACTGGCGATTTAACTGGCAGTTTGATTTTGTCTCCTTGGGTTCCATTGACTTACACTGCATCATCAACTGCTCCTAGCTTGAATCCAGCAGACGGTCGCTTGTGGTATTACAGTGCAACAAATCAAGTTGACATTATGATACAGAGTGGCTCAGGATGGGAAGGCTACCGCAACGTGGCACTTGATGTGCGTGGTTATAACCTAACACAAACAGATCCAGCTGGCCCAATTATTTCTGCCAGTGAGCCACTAACACAAAGTGATGGTACTGCATTGGCGTACGGTGACTTGTGGATTGACACTAGCGATCTTGAAGTATACCCTGTTATTAGACGTTGGGAATTGCTGAATGATATTGCACAGTGGGTGTTGATTAACAATACAGACCAAACAACCAGCAATGGTATTTTGTTTGCAGATGCACGTTGGGCACCTAATGGCACAACCAATCCAATTACTGATAACATTCCTACAATTGTCAGTTTGCTAACAAGCAATTACTTGGATCTAGATGCACCAGACTCAGCTCTGTATCCAACAGGGACTTTGTTGTTTAACACTCGTCGAAGTGGTTTCAATGTCAAGAGTTTCCAGACCAACTACTTCAATCCACAGACATTCACTGTGGATGGTTACAGTGCAACCACTGCTTATGCCGCAAATACTGTGGTATTGTATCAAGGTGTGTTGTATATTTCAACCACAACAACCACAGGCAACGCACCAACTAACACCAATTTCTGGGCCACTCTAGAAACTGATGCTTGGGTCAATGCAAATGGTAACCGTGCTGATGGTACTCCTTACATGGGCCGTTTGGCACAGCGTCAGCTTGTTGTTGCGGCCATGAAGTCTGCAATTGACACTCAAGACACACTGCGTGAAGAGCAAAATCAATTCAACTTGCTTGGTTGCCCTAACTATCCAGAGTTGATTATCAACATGGTACGTCTAAACAACGAACGTGGTAACACTGGCTTTATTGTTGGCGACACACCAATGCGCTTGCCGCCAAGTGGTACTGTTATCCAAGCCTGGGCTACTGATGCTGGTGGATTAGGTTTTGTTTCGGGCGATGGCTTCACCACAAGTGATCCGTATGTTGGTGTATTCTACCCAGCTTGCCAAACAACTGATCTAAGCGGTAGTCAAGTTGTACAGCCTGCCAGCCACATGATGTTGCGTACTATTGTTCGTAGTGACGAAGTTGCTTATCCATGGTTAGCACCAGCTGGTGTACGCCGAGGCGTTATTGATAATGCTGAACGCATTGGCTATATTGAATCTGCTACAGGTGAGTTTGTGACTATTGCAACTGGACAAGGAATTCGTGATGTGTTGTATCAGAACAAGATCAACCCAATCACATTCATTCCAGGTGTTGGTATTACCAACTACGGTAACAAGACAGAAAGTGCAGTTACCAGTGCATTGGATCGAATCAACGTTGCACGTTTGGTTGCATTTGTACGTGGACGATTGAATGAGATTGGTAAACAGTTTGTGTTTGAACCAAACGATCAAATTACTCGTAATGAAATTACCAATGCCATCGACGGTTTAATGATTGACCTTGTGGCAAAACGTGGTATTTACGATTACCTGGTTGTGTGTGATTTAAGTAACAACACCCCAGCTCGAATTGATCGTAACGAACTTTATGTTGATATTGCTATTGAACCAGTAAAAGCAGTAGAGTTTATTTACATTCCAGTTCGTCTCAAGAACACTGGTGAGATATCATCGGGACAAGCAGCTAGCTCTGCTACTGTTTAATAGAACATAAATAAACACATACAGGAGAAACATATATGGCCGTTGCATCACTAACAAGAATGACAGTCCCTTTGGCAAATGATCAGAGTAATCAGAACCAAGGGCTGTTGATGCCGAAACTCAAGTATCGCTTTCGAGTGATGTTTGAGAATTTTGGAGTTTCAACTCCACGTACTGAATTGACAAAGCAAGTTATTGACTTTACTCGTCCTTCGGTTACATTTGATGAGATTCCAATTGAAATCTACAACAGTCGTATGTATCTTGCTGGCAAGCATACATGGGAAATGTTGACTGTGAACCTGCGCGACGATGCTTCAGGTGAAGTTGCACGTTTGGTTGGTGAACAATTGCAAAAGCAATTGGACTTTAACGAAATGGCATCGGCCGCAGCTGGTATTGACTATAAGTTTTTGACTCGCGTTGAAATCCTTGATGGTGGCAACGGTGCCGCAACACCTGTGGTGCTAGAAAATTGGGAAATTTATGGTTGCTACTTGAATCAAGTAAACTATAACGACTTAAACTATGGCTCAAGTGAAGCAGTGACAGTTACTATGCAAATTCGATTTGACAATGCAGTTCAGACACCTAACGGTACTGGCGTTGGCTCATCGGTTGCACGTTTGGCTGG